CTGCATGATGAGGACGATACACTTACTCTAGAAAGTCGCATAGACCTGGAAGACCGAGTTGCCGAAATAACAACCAGAATAAAAGAAGTCAAGGCCAAAAAGAGAGAATATTTTCTGGATAATTCCAAATTTATTTTTGAATATTTTGAAAATAAAAAGGATATATCAGTAGGAAGTAAGTGTCAGTCAGCTACAAGTAAATCTAAAATGGTAAACACCTTTTTCAAAATTAAACAGGACCCTGATGCAGATAGTTCGGCGCAAAAGGAAACTAGCAACATTGTTCAAAAATACTTGAGTAATATTGATGATAGCTTTCTTGATGTGAACTCATTTGTGTGCCAAACGGACGTATGTAAAGTATGTCATAAGGGCGAACTAATACCATTGGAGGACGAGGGTATTTTGGTGTGTAATAGTTGTTCCAGAAGTATTCCATATTTAATTGAAAATGAAAAGCCATCATATAAAGAACCGCCAAAGGAGGTGTGCTTTTATGCTTATAAACGCATTAACCATTTCAAGGAAATATTGGCTCAGTTCCAGGGAAAGGAAACCACGCAGATCCCGCCGGATGTCATTGAAAATATAAGACTTCAGATTAAAAAAGAGAGAATAGAAATAGCGCAAATTACAAATGGAAAAACAAAGGAGGTTCTAAAAAAATTGGGATACAATAAATACTACGAACATATACCATTTATTAAAGATAAACTGGGCATTAAACCGCCAATAATGTCTCAAGAATTAGAGGAAACGCTATGTAATCTCTTTACCGACCTACAGGCGCCCTATTCCAAATTTTGCCCAGACGATCGGGTGAATTTTCTGAATTATTATTACACGGCGTACAAACTCTGCGAATTGTTGGGGGAAGAAAAGTATTTGCTCTTTTTTCCAATGTTAAAAGACAAGGAAAAAAGAATAGAACAAGACGTTATTTGGAAGAAGATTTGCGAAGAATTGGACTGGGAGTTTATTCACACAATTTAAGATCTCGTATATTAAATCTAATTTGCAGGCTTATAGGGGAATAATTCTAGTTCTCGTGTATTATAAATAGAAAAGTTTGGATCGCCATTGTTTGCACCGACGCCATTGCCAAAACACGTCCCTCCGCGCTGTTTGCGGCTACTTTGCCGTTTCTGTGTTCGCCGTCTACTAAGACTTCTTCCGCGGCGCGCTCTTGCCGTTTTTTTAGCGTATCTCCTACGAGTCTGCATCTTCCTTGCCATAATATATTACACTTAGATTAAATATATTATGCTATTATGATTATAATGTTATGTGACTATGACATTAAGTCAACTTAGAATCCTCCGGGGAACTTGACCAAGTTAGCACCAATGCCAAAGCCAGCGCCAGAGCGAGCAGTGGCACCCATGCTGGGGATATATGTATCAAGGATGCTGAATGTAGCAGCGGCAGTAAGGGCAATCAAAATAACCTCCTCAATATTTAAGGAACGTTTAGGGATTGCGTATGCGGCAATTGCTACCATCAGACCTTCAACAAGATACTTAATGACTCTCTTAACAAGTTCGGCGACGTTAATCAAACTGTTCATTATAATAAATAAAAAGAAAAAAATATATATATTGCGATAAAAAACTTAAAATCAAATAAGGTAATTATCTAAATGGATCGTTCTAAAGGAAAGAATTCTAACAAGACTGGGTTTGAAAGAAAGCAGGTTAACGGAAAGCCCAACTCGAAGTATGTTGATTTGTTGGAAGAGGATAAGCCAATCGCAGGTCAAAAGTTTGTATGTGTTTCGTTTTGTTCGCCCGAAAAGGTTTTAAAGGAAAAGGCCGTGTTCTTTTTTGAGGAGTTCCTAAAGAAATGGGAATTCAACAAGTCGATGGAGAAGTTTGTTCAATTTCTAAACTTTGTTTCTTACAAGTACAACCTCACATTTGACGACCTTTCAAACGATTTTAAGGAATACGTTAAGGAGGAGAAGGAGAGTCTTGTCAAGGCCGGAATTGAAGACGAGTACAAGACCTTTATTGATAACAACGAGGACGAGTTGCAGAAGCAATTTGATATTGCGCACAGCTTTCAAACAAACACGCGCGGGTTGAAAATTCGCGGTTCATACCCTACCCAGGAGGAGGCCGAGTTGAGATGTAAGATGTTGCGAGAGATTGACCCTAACCATGATGTGTATGTTGGTCCTATTGGTATGTGGATGCCGTGGGACCCCGAGGCGTACAAGACTGGGCGCGTAGAATATATGGAGGAGGAACTCAACAAGCTAATGAGCGAAAAGAACAAGAACGAGTCAAATGCCAAGTCCACATTTGAGCAACGTGTCAAGGAAACAAAACAGAAGGCAATTGAAGAAAATATTAAGTCCGCCGAAAAATCCGGCAATACATTGACGCAAACAATTGATGACCAAGGCAATTTGGTGGGCGTGAATAACGCAAACACACAGGAGTTTGCCCTCAAGGAGAACGAGAACATCTCTACCGCGGACATCTGTATGGAATTATTTGATGGAGAAAATATTGTAGCGGGAAAAACCGACAACGGAGCTAGCCAATTGGTAAGCGGTCCTTTTGCTGGTAAGAAGGCTTAAACCAACCCCAGTATTCTACGCATGCGCACTATAAAATAATATTTTTGACTACTTATATTATTTTAAATCTACTATTTTACCAATCTACCATTTTGCCAATCTACCATTTTACCATTTAGTTGACTTCTTAACACTAATTTTAGGCCCGCCCCCGCGCTTTTTAACCGCACTAGGATCATATTGCTCCTCTTCATCTTCATCCTTAAGCCCCTTGGACAATTCCCAGAATTCCTTGGATCCCAATCTAAAATCACCATGATTGTCGGCCTTATACCAAAAAACCTGATCATGCAATTTGTTTGATTTGGAATTATTATTTATTACAAGGCATTCATAGTTTTCAGTACATTGATCCATGACCTGGCAAAAGCTCTCAAATGTTGGAAACATGCCGGCATAGTTCTCATATATTCGCCTTCTATTGGCAATATAATTCTCTCTAAGAATGAAAACATAATCAATATTTGTACGGAGGGTTGGAGGAATACCTAAGGGGTACTGCATAGTTATCACCAACATTACCTTCCAATGGCGACCGTTCATAAAGAGTAAACGCATCATCTTGTCTCGCGTCCAGGTTGCGTCATACAAGCAATCATCTAAAATTACAAATGCGCGAGGGTCAATGGTGCTGCGTTTATACGTTTCCATTTCCTTCTTGATCTGTTTGAGAACCGTCCGCTGTCTTTTCAATATATTCTCAATAATAGCAGTGTTGTACTCATTATGAACAAACAATTTTGGGACCATCTTTGCATAAAACCCGTTGCCCTCTTCTGTGCCGGAAATAACGGTTCCTATAGGTATTTCCTGTTGATAATAGAGCAAATCTCTTACTAAAAATGATTTGCCTGTATCTCTCTTGCCAATCAAAACTACCACCGGTCCCTTATTTTCATTTGGTTTGAAACTAATACTTTTCATATCAAATTTCTTCAGTTCTAGTGTCATTTTAAATAATTTAGAAATTAAAATTTATTCTTTTAAACGAATGTTAAGGGTATAGACCCAATTAACCCAATTTAGACAATATGCGCCAGTTTAGAATACTAGACTCGAAAAACTCTAATATTACAGTTAAGACTCATAATTAGCATGTAGTTAGACTCTGTAATAAGCGATACAATAAGAGTTTATAATAAGTTAAAAAGACATATAATTTATATATTAAATAGCTAAAGTATGTTGGTTAACTATCAAAAGCGAAAAAATGCCGAACTCTTTAAAAGTTTAGAGTCGGAGAGTTCACTATTTCTCTCTACAGCACAGAATTACATCCCGGTTTACCAGCGTTTCTTCTCCTTAAATGATACTAACTTTAACAATATTAATCTAAACCACAGATGGCATGTTTCGGGGGTTAACAGCCCAGACAAGGACGACCATCATATATTTAACTGCAAACTTAAGCATGCGACAAGCGGCAAAACCAAAGATAAGGACGTGTTTGTAAAAATGGCCCCATTATTAGACCCGTACAAGTACTTAATCGGCAAATATGATGTTACAGACGACAAACTGTTTGCGCTGCCCCAGCTAACCTCCACTCCAGCAGATTGTAATGCAAAGTTTATTGACCCAAATAACGCGGCATATGTTGACGGATTATTTGTATTTTTAACTAGCAATTTAATGAGTGCGCACCA